TGATAAACTCCGCTTGTCCATTCGGGTGAAATACATATAGAGGAAATAGATATGTCTAATGAACTACAACTTGCAGGCAATAACTTCGCTGACATGGCGAAGGCTATGGGTATCGCTACTGAAGTAGCAGGTGCAAAGAAACAATCTAATCTGCCACGCTTCCGCATCTGGCACAATCCAGTGATGGGTGAGGTTGAGGTAAAGGGTAAGAAAAAGAAAATGGAAGTAGTCGAAGCAGGCTCATTCCGTTTGGAGATTGAAGATGGAAAATTTGTATATGCAACAGGCGCTACCTTCCGAGTATTCATGCAACGTTTCATGTACAAACGCTACCACAGCGATACGAAAACGTTCACCAAAACAATCATGGGTGACACACTTAACATTGATCTCAAGGACAATGCTGGTGGCTTCAACTGCGGGAAACCTTCTGGTTACGTTGAAGATTTCCAAGCACTGCCTGAGCCAACCAAGCAGCTCATCCGTAGTATCAAGAGAGTACGTGTTCTACTCGGTGAAGTTACACTGGAGAACCCTGTAGACGAGAACGGTGAAGCTGTTGACGTACCTACGTCAGCATGTATCTGGGAGATCGATAACAAGGATGCATTCAAGACACTGGGTGGTGCTCTATCTCAGATCACTAAACAGCGTGTGCTACCGATTCAACGTGGCATTGATATGACTACAGAGAATCACGATCTACCTAACGGTGGTAGCTTCGCAACTCCTGTCGCTACTGTTAGCAAGCAGGCTATTGACATTGCTGAAGAAGATCAGCAGAAGTTTGAAGACTTCATGGAATGGGTTAATAGCTACAATGACTACATCATTAATGCTTGGAACGAGAATAGTAAAGATACTATTGACGCATCGGATGCTTCTCTTGTAGAAGAATTCATTGACATGGAGTAATGGTATGCAAATCTCACATCCCGCTGAGTTTAAAGTACATACGTACTTAGACAAGGCACGTAAGGGTGAGGTTGGTATGAGTGAGGGCACGCTTAGTCGTGTCCTTTCTGATATGGAAGAAGCGTTACGTAAGCAGTTCAGTCGTGGTAGCGACAACAAGTTCCGCTTGCGTATGTCTAACATAGGTAGACCAACCTGCCAGTTATGGTATGACAAGAATGATCCTGAAGGTGCACTACAACCATCAACAACCTTCCTCATGAACATGATGATTGGGGATATTGTTGAGGCTGTATTCAAAGGCATCCTAACCGAAGCAGGCGTTGAGTTTGAAGACGGACACAACGTAGAGTTGAAGTTGGGTAAGCACACAATCAATGGCACTCACGACTTAACTATGGATGGTAAGGTCGATGATGTTAAGTCTGCATCTGCTTGGTCATACAACAACAAGTTTGAATCATTCGATACACTGCATGCACATGACAGCTTCGGCTATGTGGGTCAGCTTGTAGGTTATGCAACAGCACTTGGCATGGATGTCGGTGGTTGGTGGGTAGTCAACAAAGCGAATGGTGAATTCAAGTATGTACCTGCAGAAGGTGTTGATGTTCAGGCTGAGCTTGACAAGATGGAACACACAGCAGATACTGTAGAGGCTGGTAAGTTTGAACGTTGCTTTGAACCAGTACCAGAAACCTTCCGTGGTAAGCCGACAGGTAACACAATACTTAACCCAGAATGTAACTGGTGTAATCATAAGTATAAGTGTTGGCCTGATCTAATCGAACGGGAGTCCATACCATCGAAGGCTAAAAACCCTCAGATGGTTTCCTACATAACTATTGTAGAGGAAGATTGATGGCAGTACGTAAGCCAAAACGTGGGGAAAAGTGTCGTGCATCCAACACATGGACAGAAGCACGCTACTTTCAATTCATTCGCACAGCACTACGCAGTGCCTTTGCACGCTATCCTGTACGCTTTCACGCTAAGAAACAGGCTGAACGGACAGTAACAGGTAAGCGACATAGGTATGAGTATAAGTGTGCGGGGTGTAAGAAGTGGTTCAAGAGCAATGAAGTTCAGGTGGATCACATCGAACCATGTGGTAGCTTACGTACATACAAGGACTTACCAAAGTTTGTTGAACGTTTGTTCTGTGAAGCAGACGGGTTGCAGATTTTGTGTAAGTCCTGCCATCACACTAAGACACAGGCAGAGAGAGCAGCTGCTAAGAAGGAGAAGTAATATGGAATATGATGCAAGTGTAGCAGTAGCAATGTTTCCCAAGCTAGATGATGAAGGTCAATGGGATGGGACATTGAGTATTGTATTAGAAGAAGCAGGCTTAGATGACTTGGATGAGGATAGCCAAGACTCTATCCGTATCTTTGCAGGCATGGTAGCTACTACTGTTGAGATGATGAATGAAGATCCAGAGATGATGATGAAAGTCCATCGTGAATACTTCAGCAAGGTTAAAGAGTTTGCTACTGCACAAGAACAAGATAAGATCAAACGCTATGCCAACACTGGCGACAATGTATTTCAACTATTCCCTAACACTAAGACAGAGGGTTCAGCATGACATACGATATAACTGAAGAAGAGAAAGAGTTGGTTGACAGCATCATGCACATTGACTTCGATGATGTTGATAAGCCTGCACATTACAATGCCGGTAACATAGAGACTTGGGATTATATTGAAGATGTTCTAGGTGATTATGAATCTATATTCTACTGTCATGGTAACATCTTAAAATATCTAGGCTCCCGTATGTGGAACAAGAACAACCCTATTCAAGATGCCAAGAAAGCACGTTGGTATCTAGATAAGATGATTGAGAATATGGAAAAGACTAAAGGAGTTAACTGGTAATGGAACACAAGAAGATTAAGTTTCATATGCGTGACGACAAGATGCTACGCCTCATTACGTTTTCACATAGTATGATTAGAGCAGTTAACATGGGTGATGATGAGTTGAGTAAAGAACAACTCGCTGAACTAGAAGACATCAAAGATACATTGCATAAGTTGTACAAACAAACAACAGGTAAGTGACATGATTAAGAAACACTTAGGAATAGACATAGACCTGAGCCGCAATGAGAGCTTCTCTGAGCAGGCTTTGAACCTACTAACGGAGTACTACTGCCAACCTAACGAAGACCCGCAGGAAGCCCTTGCACGAGCTTCTGTGGCATATTGTTACGGTGACTTAGAGTTTGCACAAAGAATCTACGACTATGCGTCTAAGCGATGGTTCATGTTCGCTTCTCCTGTGCTCTCTAATGCACCACTACCAGATCAGAAACCTCAGGGTCTACCCATCTCGTGCTTCCTTACCTATGTAGACGATACGCTGGATAGTTTGATTGAGCACAATGCAGAGGTAGCGTGGCTTAGTGTCAAAGGTGGTGGCGTTGGTGGTCACTGGTCTGCTGTCCGTCCTGTAACTGACAAGGCTCCGGGTGTTATCCCATTCATGAAAGTAGTGGATAGCCAGATGACTGCGTACAAGCAGGGTAAGACACGCAAGGGTAGCTATGCTGCATACCTAGATGTTAGTCACCCTGACATTGTAGAGTTTATGAACTTCAAAGTTCCTACTGGTGGTGATGCTAACCGCAAGTGTTTCAACCTGTTCAATGCCGTCAACCTTACAGATGATTTTATGGATGCTGTACAGAAAGGTGATGAGTGGCGATTGATTGATCCTAGCAATGGCAATGTACGTCAGATAGTACAAGCACGAGAGTTGTGGCAACGCCTACTGGAGGCACGCTTCCGCACTGGTAGCCCATACCTAAACTTCATTGACACTGCTAACCGAGCAATGCCTGAAGCACAACGTGCGCTGGGTCTTAAGGTGCATGGCTCTAATCTGTGTAATGAGATTCATTTAGCTACAGATGTAGATAGGACAGCCGTATGTTGTCTGTCGTCAGTCAACCTAGAGTTGTTTGATGAATGGGCAGATAGTCCAATGGTTGCAGACCTAGTGCGTCTACTGGATAACGTACTAACCTTCTTCATTGAGAATGCACCAGATGAATTGAACAAAGCCAAGTACTCTGCGCAACGTGAGCGTAGCATCGGCTTAGGTGCTATGGGATTCCATGGTTACTTACAGAAGAATGGTATTGCATGGGATGGTATGTATGCGTCATCAGCGAATTACAGAATGTTTAAACGCATTAAAGAGTTGGCTGAAAAAGAATCCATTCGACTGGGTGATGTGTGGGGAGAAGCCCCCGACATGGAAGGAACAGGCAAGCGTAATGCTCACCTACTTGCTGTTGCGCCTAATGCTAACAGCTCTATTATCTGTGGCTGTTCTCCTTCTATTGAGCCTTTGAAGAGTAATGCATTCACACACAGCACACGTGCAGGCTCGCACTTAGTTAAGAACCAATACCTTCAACCTGTATTAGCAGAGCATGGTATGGATACTAAAGAGGTGTGGGGTAGCATCGTTGCTAACGATGGCAGTGTTCAACATCTAGATTTACCACAAGATGTTAAGGATGTATTCAAGACAGCATTTGAGATCGATCAGCTATGGGTTGTTGAGCATGCAGCTAAGCGACAGCACTTCATATGTCAGGGTCAGTCAGTCAATCTGTTCTTCCCTGCAGGCAGTGATAAGAGTTATGTGAACAAGGTGCATTTCAATGCATGGAAGCTTGGACTCAAGGGACTCTACTACCTACGTACATCCGCAGGTATCACTGCTGATAAAGTTGGTATGAAAGTTGAACGTGTTGCACTACAAGATAGTGGCGAAGAATGCTTGTCATGTCATGGTTAGTGTGATATAAAGTAGTTACGTAAGAATGCACATCTCCTCCTTCATGTGCGCCTCAGTCCTAAGCATGACACTAAACTGCTCTTTTTATTATGGGACAATCACAAGCTACACGACAGAAGCGATTAGCAACACTGTATGAAATGTGTGATAACAAATGTGCACATTGTGGTGTTGTGCGTCAGGAGTTAGGGTTCTATGATTTCCATCATATAAATCCCGCAGAGAAAGAGGACAGCATCGGTAACATGATGCGACATAAATGGGAGAAGGTGTTGGCAGAAGTCAGCAAGTGTGCAATGTTATGTCCTAACTGTCATAGGTTAGAGCATATAAAATTAAGGGATGAGAAGTATGATCAATGATTTAGTACTTGAGTGGGCTGCCGATCGTGGCATCCTAGAAGTTGGAACTGTCGATGGACAGATGAATAAACTTCAAGAAGAGTTTGATGAACTTAAAGATGCATTGCAACGTAAACATCAAGTAGATGTTGCGGATGCTATCGGAGATATGCAGGTTGTCCTAATCATCCTAGCTGAGATGAAAGGATTGTGTGCATATGAGTGCCTTAAAGGTGCTTACGAAATCATTAACCAGCGTAAGGGTACAATGGCTAATGGTGTATTTGTTAAAGATGAGGATGCAGCATGACTCCTGAAGAACTTAAAGCAGAGTTTAACGATTTAGTTAACTACTACTACGATGAAATGTCAGAGTGTAAAACTCTTTCTGATTTGTATAAACTGAACTGGGTGACTAAGGACAAAGGTATCAACCTAATGTTCAAAGCGTTCAATGAAACTTGGGAACAGGGATGGGATACAATCAAAGGTCGCAAGGATAGCGACTAACCACACACAAGGGGGCGTAAGCCTCCTTCTTTATATGGAGAAGGCAATGACTGTAGTGACGTTGGATGTTGAAGTAGAAAGTATTGACCAGATTGTACGAGATGAGTTACGCTGGCATTACGAAGAGTGCAACGAACAGTTCCCCGATGATGTGGAATTGAAGCAGGCACTTGAGACAGTGCTTAAATATTACGGAGAAGAGATATGAAACTATCAGATAAGCTAGCTAAAGTAGACGATGTATTCGAAGTTACTAAGTATGACAACGGGTATAAGGTTGAAGTTAGAGGCGAAGATAAGAATGGCGATTGGGCTACTGCCCAAGTACTTGTAATGAATGACGGTGACGTTAAGACGCTGTGGGATGAGTACGACCTGATGGAGATGCGAGCCTGAAATGTTAGTCGAATTAGTAGATTCCGCAGGGGGCGACCTTAGTGTCGTCAACTCTGCACGAGTTTCTTTTAACAAAGAAAGCAGTACTCTGGATACCAAAGATGAGAAGTTAATAAACTACCTTGCTAAACATCGTCACGATACTCCGTTTCGACATAACTTTATTCAGCTGCGTTGCGCTGTGCCTCTATTCCTTGCCCGTCAGTTGATGAAGCATCAGGCTGGCCTTACATGGAACGAAGAGAGTAGACGTTACATCGACTACGCCCCTGACTTCTATAAGCCTAGCGGTTGGCGTAAGCGCCCGGATAGCAGCATTAAGCAGGGATCAGGAGGTCGTCATCACTTCTCTCCTCGTATCTCTCGTGAGTATGAAATGTACTTGAAGAAAGCATTGGAATACTACGATGATCTACTTGATGAAGGTGTTGCACCGGAGATGGCACGTATGGTGTTGCCACAGTCTATGATGGTTAACTTCATCTGGTCTGGTAACTTGCTAGCCTTCTACCATGTGTACAACCTACGTAGCGGTGAAGGTGCACAAGAGGAAGCTAAGGTGTTTGCAGAGCTACTGCGTGAGGCTATTGAACCTGCGTTCCCTGTTTCTTGGAAGGCTTTGGAGACACGGTGAGCCTATAATGTGCAGTATTCGGCTCATTAGCGCACAAAAGTGTGGTTAGTGTACCGAATATGGCGCATTAAAGTGTACAATAAGTCTACACGAATGACACTTTAAAGTGTCACTATTGTGTACTTAGTTAGATTGTGGAGGAAGAGTAATGATTAGCTACAGAGATATGACATTCTGCATAGCGTCCTGTGCTAACAGAGAATGTCCACGTAAGTACAGTGAAGATGTACGCAATGGGGCTGTTGAGTCTGACTTGCCAGTGTCTTTAGCTGACTTGTCTGGACCATGCTTTGCTCATGTGCCTTTGAAGGAGAAGAGTGATGACATTTGAAGAATGGCTAAGTTTTGAGGGGTACGCCCTGTCTAAAAATGAACCGCATTATTATTTAGTAAGAGAGGCATGGGAAGCAGGAATACAAGAAGGTATAGACCGTATGTATAGACTGTACGACATCTGTCCGCAATGTAAGGTAGCAGGTGGTCAACATAAGATGGACTGTGGGAGAGGACGATGATAGCCAACGTAATCTCTGACGATCAAGGTGAGATGTATCTGGAACTACCAGATGAATTGCTAGAAACATTAGACTGGCATGTAGGTGATACATTAGAATGGGATGTACGCCTTAATGGTACAGTGTACTTGAGTAAGAAGGATGAAGACGATGACACTGATTGAGAAAGTAGAAAAGAAATATGGCTCTCTTAAAGAAGAGTGGGTTGCCGAGAAAGGCAAAGTACACGAGACAAGATTGATCCGTGAATTAGCCATAGAACTTAAGAAGACGAAGCAGAGCCTTAACCATGCCGATGATAGAGTTACTGAGCTTTGGCGAGATAGGGGCAGAGCTGATGTGAAGTGGGAGAACCTACTCAACCTATACAAACGCAGAACCTATCTCATGATGGATCATATTGAGCATATGCGAGACAACATAGACCAGCATGTAGAACAGCTAGAAGAAGTTCTAGCAGAACACGCACTGCTACAAGAGCAACTGGAGGAAGAAAATGAAAGACAGATTTAATTTAGAAAGCGACATCACTGCATTGATCAGTACAGCGGATGACTTACGTACCGTAGCTGACATGATGTACGACTCTAACCTAATCTACAATGCTGATCGTACACACACAGTGCTACACGGTATTGCTGAAGTGCTAGATGCAAAGATAGAAAAGCTGTCCGATACGTTTGAACAAGTGTACCAACTCAACGAGTATGCTCCTGACGACATTAAGCGTGAGAGAGAAGCAGTGCTTCAACGACTACGTGATGCACAGCTCAAAGAGTTGAGGGGTGTCTTCGATGACGATGAAGACAAAGAGGGCATGTGATGAGTGACGTACCCTATGACAGTGGTGGCAAACACCAAGACGACAAGAAGTTCAAAGAGAACTACGATAAGATATTCGGTAAGCCATGCAGTGAGTGTGGCATGACTAAAGGGCAACACAAGATGGATTGCTCTATGAATTGGCGTAAGAAACCAGTATAATGTTTTTATGTCGGGGCACTGTTCCATTAACCTATTAGCAGAGGGGGAACAATCAGTAGCCCCGACTCCCTATTCTACAGGAGAGATGTATGTATCTAAATGAAATACAAGTGATTGTTTTGCTTGGCTTATTTGGGGCAGGAATATATCTGTCCTACAAACGTGGCAATGACGAAGGTTATCGTGAAGGCTACGAAGATGCCTGTGTCGATGTGGCACATGGCAATATCACAGTGTCATTACACCCACCGAAGGAGGATTTATGAGTGCACTATCTACTAAGCTACGTAATGCAGCAATGCCTAATGCGTGGTTCGACCCACATACATTTGTGGAAGCAGCAGATCGTATTGACGAGTTGGAAGCACAGGTGCTAGAGTTACAGAGTAAGATTATAGAAGTTTCAACACCACCTAAACGTGGTCGCCCACCTAAATCTTCTTGACCATAATTAACTTTTGCATATAACTATTATGCTAAGTGGGGGTGTTTATGTAGCACCCCTTTTTTGACCGTATCGTTCGGAGTATTAACATGTCTGTATTAGAAGAATCAAAAGCATACAAACCCTTTGGCTACCCATGGGCTGTAGAGTATGCTGTCAATCACGAGAAAGCTCACTGGGGTGAATGGGAAGTTAAGCTACAGGATGATGTAGCACAGTGGAGTAATGGCAAGCTATCTCAAGAAGAGAAAGAACACATCACTCAGATACTGCGTCTGTTCACACAGTCGGATGTACAAGTAGGTACTAACTACCTAGAGTATTACATCCCTAAACTTAAGAACAACGAAATACGTGCTATGCTAACAAGCTTTGCCAACCGTGAGTTTGTACATCAACGTAGCTATGCATTGTTAAACGATACACTAGGACTACCAGAAGAAGAGTATAGTGCATTCCTTGAGTACCAACAGCTTAAGGATAAGGTAGACTTCATGGCAGACATCGACATGAACAGTCACGCAGGTATGGCTAAAGCAATTGCACGTTCTGTTATGAACGAAGGGATGAGTTTGTTCTCTGCATTTGCTATGCTTATGAACTTCAGTCGCTTAGGTAAGATGACTGGTATGTGTGAAGTAGTTGAATGGAGTGTACGTGATGAAACTATGCACTGTGAAGGAATGGTTAAGCTGTTCCGTACATTTTGTGAAGAACACCCTCGCATCGTTACAGACGATTTTAAGAAAGACATATACGAGATGTTCCGTAAGGGTGTTGAACTGGAAGATAAGGTTATTGATCTGGCATTTGAAATGGGCGGAATCGAAAAGATTAGCAAAGAAGATGTCAAACAATACATCCGATACATAGCAGACCGAAGACTTATTCAGCTTGGCCTCAAGGGTAACTGGAACGTTAAAGACAACCCATTAGAATGGATGGAGTGGGTAGTTGCAGGTGACAGACACAAGAACTTCTTTGAGGGTGTTGTCACAGACTACAATGCAGCTGGCTTAGCTGGTGATGACTGGGGCTGGAACGCTGCATGATTAAGCAGAAGTGCCCATTGTGTGGGGGTAGGCAAGTGTTGCTTACCTCTATCAACAAAAAGAAATGTGCAGATTGTAAACAGGAACAAGTGTGGAAGCTTGACAAAGGGCAGAAATCCATATATAACTAGATGGCCCACCTGTTTATAACATTCTGTTATATACAATAAAAAAGCCCTCGCAATGAGGGCTTTGTTTTATGTGTAAGTTATTGTAACTCTTCAGCTTTTTCCAGTGCCCAACTGTAAGCACCAGCTTCGTGTATTGACATACCTACGTCAATAGCAGGGTTGTCGATAAGCTGCTGTATATAAGCATCACTCTTCAACCATTCCCGTTCAACTTTCTTACGAACTTCTTCAGGTAGTTTCTCAAAGCGAATACGAGAGTCTTGTGTGTATTGCATAGGCTTATCCATAGCAACATCAACTTCAAGCTTCTCTTGTGTAATCTCTTTGTAGCCTGCATCACCAATAACTTCTTTAACTTTACGAGTAAGTGCCATCTTCTTATCCTCAGTAGGTAAGTTCTGGTACTCATCGCTATAGATGTATGAAGTCATCAACTTAGATAGGCTAGTAACAGCCTCATCACCACCACCCATTAACATCTCAATTGTCTGAGCCTTAAGTGGATCTTTCTCGTAAGGCATTAGATTCCTACGATCCATACCCAAGTAATCCAACTCAGCTTGCAACACAGTCTTAGGCTTGTATGTAGCAACACCAAACAATTGCTTTTCAATAGTCTTGGTTCGCATCAACGGGCCTTCAGCAGTAGGTGAATACTGTACAGGTTCTTCCATACCCTCACCTATAGTGACAGGCATATTACGAGATGCGTAGTGTGCTGTGTAGTTCCAGAAGTCTACCATAAAATCCCCTTCACTAGGGATAAGCTTCTCCATCTCACGTACACCACGTTTCTCTGGGTCTAATGCAGCCTGCACATCACGTAGCATAGCGACAGGCATAGTGTATGTGCCTGCTACTTCACCTAGCCAACGACCTGCTGCACGTGCACCCATGTCAGAGTTTAGGTCGTCAATGAAACCATCCATTGCTGCCCAACCACTGTTAGGTGCTAGTCGAGGTGTACCCAATGCCTTAGTCATTTCCTGACCATACTTCATTATGTCGGCAGAAGGAGCACCTTTCATATATTTAAGGTGTAAATCTGCTGCAATAACGAATGGTGCAAAAGGACCAAGTATAGGGGCCAACTCTACAACTTCACCATCATCTTTAACGTACTGATGCCACTTACTATCTTCTGGTTGGGATGCACGCAACTGAACAGCAGCTGTGTACATCATCATACCTGACAAACTCTTAGCCAAGTAGTCGTCTGTCTCTAATCCCTTAGCAATACCCATGTGCTTTGTCAGCAACGGCAACACTACAGAGTGGTCGTGTACAAACTTAAGTTGGTTAACAATAAATCGTGGGAAAGGAATGAGAGAAGATACGATGAATGGAGCAGATCTATGTGCAGCAATGAGTGTGTTACCTAATCTGCCTGCCATAGAATCTGTAGAAGGCATCTTCTGATATGTGAATTCTAATGATTCATCCATAGCCTTCTTGATTATATCTTCATCAATATCAGCAAACGTACCTTTACGTATGTGGTCCATCACCCCGTCTTTACCAGAAGCACGTAGCTGACGATCTACTGATGCACTGAATACAGCACGTTTGAATATGTTATCTGATGCAGTGTTGAGAATGTTTACCTTGTGACCTACAGTAGACAAGAAGTTCTCTGCAAGTGTTGTCTTCTCACCAGTAAGCGCATCCCGACTAATTCTAGACTCAGCATCTGCTGCACTGAAGAACAGACGCTTAGCCTTTGTGGGCATAGTCTCTTCAAACAACATCTGCACAATAGAACTGTCTTTCTGATTGAACATGAACTTAGACAGAGACGTAGTGTCTTCAAATACATTCGTAGCAGTACGTGTCTTACCAATACCCATACGGTTTAGTATGTTACGTGTACCTGCTTCAAATGATTCCACAGCCAATCGTAGGCCACCACCTGCTGTGTTTCGAACGGTTGTCGCAAGCTGCGAAGTCATCATACCTAAACGAAGACGGTCGAGGCCACGCATAAAAGATGCAACTTGATGCGGCTCTTCCACAAGAGCTGTCATCTCATCCTTAGTGATGTCCATGAACTTCTCATTGACAGCACCATCCATCTTCTTCTTAAAGGCATCAACAACAGATTTATCTGCACCAGCCTTCTGTAGTCGTCTACCTGCTTCACTGGCATCTGCCATGAAGATTGCAGAGAATTGCTCACGAGATATTTTGTATGTATCTAATATCTCTTTAAACCCATCTACACTAATCTTACCTTCAGAGATACCACGAGCTACAGTTTCTGTAATCCTCTCTCCCTGTTCCCGCTTTATCACGCTAGCAGCATTAGCTACAGCTAGAGATACAGCTTCTATTGTCTCTGGTGATAGCCGTGCAGATAGGGCAACATTCTCATTCAACTCAGAGAATAGTGTATTACCCTCTTCCACCATCTCTTTATCTAAAGCACGTAGCGTTTCTTTCTTGGCTTTCTTCTGAGCCTTCTTACCACCATCTACAAGTGCTTTAACTTTTGTAACAGCTTCTTTCTGTGCGGTATTCATAGAAGCACGAGCATCATCAAATGCTTTGATGGTTTCACCAGCACCTGCTGCAACTTTACTACCTGCTTTACCTGCCAGTGCACCTAAGCCACCACCAAGCACACCGCCTACAGTACCTACTACACCTACCATGCCTTCTTCACGACCTGCACCCGTCTCTTCACGTGTACGTTGGTAGATCTCTTCTGTTGCAGCACCTTCAGCTGCCCCTAATGCAGCACCACGTACAGCACCGCCTAGTGTAGAAGGTACAAGTAGCTTACGTAGTCCTGCCATAGCAGCTTGACGACCTGCTAGCTGTGCCCCTGTCTTAGCAATAGCACCTGCACCAAAAGATACAGCAGCAGTAGCAGCCGTTAAAGGGGATGTAACTACGCCTTGTGCATAGTCACCTAAGCCACTCAAGCCTAAGTCACCATCGTATGCATCGAAGTCATCTAACAAACGAGCAAATCGTTGCTTGCCATTATCATCTGCTTCTTGTGCATACTCTAAGTCACGAAGCATACTAACTTCATTGACAGTAGCTACACGTCTTTGCTCAAGAAAGTTTTCTAGAACTTCTTCTGGTTCACGATACAGATCACCCGTGCGCTCATACAAGAATGCACGAGCATCACTGATGAACCGACCATCCTGTAGATAATCGTTCTTATCTGCCATTACTCACCTGCCAGCTTTTTCTTAAGTTTTAGTAGGCGTATTGTAACCTGCTTAAGTTCTTCTTCCGTAGTAACACTGGCTAACTCTTCTTCGACCACATCAGCGGGGATGCCACTATTCTCCATAGCTTTCTTAACACCTTCTAACATAGTAGGGTCAATAGGAGATAAGTTAATATCACTTAGGTCAGCACCGTATTGCTGTTCAAGTGCTGTGTTTGTATCTGTAGATAGAGGTGTTGTAGCCGTGTCTTGTACAGCAGGAGCAGGTTGAGGCGATGCTTTGGTAATGGAAACACCCACCCTTTCTGCAAAACGCTTAGCTTGTTCTTGATCAACTTCCCATAGCTTCTCAAACTTAGCTGCCTGATCTTCCGTCATACCTGCCATAACATCAATCTTAGCATTCGGATTAGACCAATCTATAGAGGAAGCCACATCAGGAGAGGGGGTTTCTGTAGTAGCAGGGGCGGGTGCAGTAAGCTTACCACCAGTAATACTGTTAGCCCATGCAAATGCAGCAGGAACAGCAGCTTCACCACGTGCATCACCAACAGCATTCTCGAACTCTTGCGATACAATATTACTAGCCTGCGCCCATGTCTCACCGTCACGCAATAGCTGATCCATACGCACACTCATGGCATTTTCAACAGCACGTTTAGCATTGTCACGAGCATCTTTAGAAGGCACAAGCATAGTCTCACCTGTGTATTGGTTAATGCTTGTCTCAAGTTTAAGGATATCGCCAATTGCTGAAGCACCTTGATTTTTAATAAACGCCTGCACAGATGTACGATAGTCCTTGTCATCCTTCTTCTCTGTCAGTGCAGCAAAAGGAGACATGTCAATGACACTGTCGTCTGCTACACGAGTGAAGCCATCCGATGAGTAGCGTGCAACTTCTTCTGGAGTGAAGCCAGCAGATTTGTAGTATTGCTCTTCTGTCTCACGACCGCTAGTTCGTGGACCAAACAATACACCTTTCAATCCTTTGTTGTCAGGAGATTTCTTAGTACCAAACAAATCCTTCTCTTCAAACTTATCAGGTACACCGAATACAGCATCCTTAAACAATGAATCGAAGTCTCCACCTTCAGGAATCATATTGGCTTGAGACACTACAGCTTTAGTATCGATAGTAACATCCTTATCGAGGTCAGCCTTTTCCATGTAACCCAGTACGTCCTCTAGCCTACCGTTGTTAGCTAGCGCCAGTAGCTGGGCGTTAGTGTAACCATACTTACGTAGCTTGTTAGCTGTCAGCACTTTACTCTTGAGTAGCGTATCCATCTCTTTCTTACGAGATACAGCACTCTCAAGTCTGTATTTAGCTGTAGCTTCTGCCATGCGATCCTGACGTTCTTGTGCAGTATCGCTAATCTCCATTGACCTCTCTGCAAAGCCACCTAGAAATGATCCAAAATCAAAACCCATTACATCATCTCCTCTTTAGTAGGACGTTGCATTAATCCAGCAGGCTTAGCTACCGCTTCTTCTGTTGCTTCTTCTACTACAGGAGCTTGCATATCCGACATCTGTGATTCACGCAATGCTTTCATAAACATACGCTCATCCAGTTCGCCTATCACCTTACCTTCGTTCATTTCATCTACAGATTTAACGAAGTCAATACCATCAATCTCTGCATTAGCAATGATAAACTCACGGATGACAGGGGCTACAAGAGTGCCCATAGCTACTGTGTGAATACCTTCCATCATGCCAGCGGTAATCAGTGTATCAACCATAACGTTCACAGGAATACGTGTGTCTTCCAGTACAAAGTTAGCTTTACGAATAGAATCTGCATCGCCAATCTTTTCTAGGTAGTAACCAACAACATCATCCAACTCTACATATTGTGGTGGGCGTTGCCATGGGCGACTCTTAGGCTCAGCAGTTAAAGACATGCCCGGAATTGGGGCATCAAAGTTATCGCTTAGATTTGGTGCGGCCATTTAGGATTGCCTCTTTAGTTTCACGAATTTGTTTTACGTAGTTAGCAACACGATCAATGTCGTCCATCTCTTTCTTGCCTTCATCTTTCTTTTTGAGTTTGGCAAGCAAGCCTTTGTATTCGATGTCATCGTCTTTCTTGTTACTGCTTTCTTTAATGCGTGCTTCAATCATACGCATTGAACGTTCTATTCTATCCATGTCTATTACACCTTATCCAATTTTACTGATAACGTCTGCTACGAAACTACCCAATGAAGATGCGTTACTAGCCGCAGTCTTTTTATCAGCTGCATAGATAGCTGCTTCAGCACTAATCTTAGCTTGTGCAATCTCTGTAGCACGTGCCAAGTCGTTCTCACCACTAGTCCATGCTTGCTCTAGTGTGTCACGATACTGCATGTACATGTTGTTCATTGATGTCTCTGTCAGAGATAACATGTTCTGTGCATTGTTGAGTGCTGTAACATTCTGTGCAGCAGTGTCTGCGGTAGCAACATCCTTAAACCACTGAGCATTTGCCTGTGCAATTACAAGTTGGTTTTGTGCGTTGAACAATTCACGTTGGTTGTTAGTTTCTTCTGCAAACTGCATAGCCGCATTGACAGCATCTGTGTTGGCTTGAGCAATAGCATTCTTCTGCGTAGCATTGAACTGACTAGTTTGTGTAGCTAGGTTAGCAAAGAACTGATTAGCTTGGTTGGCAGATGTAGCATTAAACTGTGCTGCTGCATTGATAGCTGCCTGATCAGTAAATAGTGCTTGAACCTTCTGCTGCGATTTAAACAAAGCAGCCTGCTGCTGATTGTCTAAGTTAGCCATATCCATTTGCAAGAATGACTGTGCATTCTGCTGTGCTGCTGCCTGACGATTGTCTAGGTTTGCAGTTTCTAAGTTAGCAATCTGTGCAAGCTGTGCCATTTGCTTAGCTTGAGCATTAGACAAGTTAGCCAAGTCAACTGACTGTGCCATACGAGAGTTTTCTAATGCAACCTGTACATCCGCATTAAAGTTCATGTCTGCTACATCGGCAATGCGTGCAGCATTAGCAACCTTAGTTTGGAATGCTTGGTCAAACTCCTGACCCATAAACTGTGCACGTTGCTGTGCTGCTAGCATAGCTGACTGCTGACGATTAGACAGGTTCTGTGCTTCAAAGCTAGCAATAGTCTGTGCATCTGCAGAAGCAATAGGTAGAGCTGCTTCCATTGCCGCTTGTACAATAGCTTGTCCTGCCATAGAAGAAGCAGACAAACCACGAGCTGCCATTTGTGCTGTAGCACTACGCATAGCACCAGCAGCCCATGCAGGTGGGTTAGCAGAGTTGAACTGAGCCATCAAGTCAGCCATCTGACCTTGTACAGTACCCTGTGCACTAACCATACCCTGTGCAGCAGCAGCTTCTGTTTGCTGTGCTAACTGATTAGCAGCAGTCATGTCAACACCAGTGCCTTGTACAAGCTGATTTGGTGTAGCCTGTAAGTCTGCAGGTGCTTGCACTGTTTGTGCCCCACTAAGCTGTGCTGCTTGCACATTCTGTGTAGCAGTAGTACGTGGATCTTGTACCTGTGCAGTAGCCTGTGCATCCTGTGACACAGTGCCCTGAGCTGCTTGTGTAGCATCTACAGTCTTAGCAACAGCAGGGGCAACTGTCTGTGTAGCCGCACCTACTGTAGGTGTTTGTGTAGTAGCAGTGGCAGTAGTAGCACCAGTCTGTGCAGCAGTATAGCCCGCAGCACCTGTAACCTCACCCGTACCACCTGCAACAATTTGATTAGGCGAGTATGGAGTTGTTGTAGCAGTAGACTGTACATTCTGTGATGCTGTAGTGTTTGCTCCAGTTAATGTTTGCTCAGCCAGCGTTGCTGCTGTAGCAGGATTAGGTGTAGCCATATTAGTTGTTCCTTGACTTGTAGTAGTCGATACTGGGGCTGTTGTAGTTGCTGTTGTAGTAGTCGATACTGGGGCTGTTGTAGTTAAGCCGGGTAGCGCAACAGTAGGCATTGGCATAGTCGCTTGATCTGGTGTAACCCATCCTTGACTTTCATCCCATACCATTCCAACAGGTACGCTACTGTCTTTAAATACTGTAGTTGCGGTAGCTGGATTGGGTGTAGCCATTTATTAGTAACTCCAAACTGTAGGTTCTGGAAACCCATCTTCTGCTGTAGCAGTATCAAGGTGAATAAAGCGACCACCACCTTTCTGCTGTACACCAATGCGCTTAAAGCCCATCTCAAATGCTAGGCGCATAATCTCGTGTGCTTCTGCACGATCTACACCAATGTCACAAGCCTTAGCAGATGCATGTGCACCCGGCTTAGACTTCTTAGCTTCGATAGGGTGTGCAGGACAACGGTAGCCAGACGTAATACGCATAGGTTTTCCATATGCTTCACGTAGAGCATCTAGCTTGTTCATGAAGTCTTGATCCATAGGTGACTCACCACAACCACACTGACAAGCCATTTCTTTTTCACTGAAGTATTTAGCTGTCCAACTCATTTCTTAAATCCTTTAAACATTTTGATACCGAACGATGCAGAGATTGATGCACCAATACCCATCTGCACCCACAAAGGAGCCTTCTCTAGGTTTGTAAAGCCAGCTTCCATGTAGGGTTGTAGTGACGGGATGAAGTTGATTAGGATGATACCTACAAACAATACAGTCCATAGCTCATCCTTCCATGATTCTTTAGAAGCCTCTAGTGCCATGATCTCCCAATCAATTTCACCAGATGCCTTCTTCATTTCTAGTGCTGCGTTAGCTTTCTGCTTAGCAGTTTTAGAATCAATGTATGAAGTGGCTAGTCCAGAGACTGCGCCTACAATAGAGCCTAACATACTTTACCCCTTTTTTAAAGCAGATGCACCAAAGAATGCAGACACCAATACTGCAATAGATGCGAAGTACGTAGGTGCAATGTCTGCGATTAGTTGTGCTGCTGTACCCATAGAGAACATATCTGCCATGAAGATACCAAGTGGGTATACAAGAAGGCCGATCAATGCGAACCATGCCATCTTTCGAATAGCGTCACGCTGTGCATCTTCATCTTCCATCTTACGTC